TTATGCCGCAACTCCCCCCTGTAACGGGTTCAACGTCACCGCGTTTTGCAGGTAGTCAGGCGACAGGTGCGCATAGACCATCGTTTGCTGAATATTCGCATGCCCCAGGATCTGTTGCAGCGCGATAATATTCCCGCCGTTCATCATGAAATGGCTTGCAAAGGTGTGGCGCAGAATATGTGTTGCCTGGTTTTCCGGGATATCCGGTTTCACCTCCCGCAGTATCTTGCAGAACCTCTCATAATCCACTTTGAACAGCTTCCCGCTAGCCTCTTTTTTCACCTTTTTTTCCAGTTCTTCAGAGATTGGCACCGTCCGTTTTTTCCCATTTTTTGTCTTCAGGAAAGTAACGCGGCAGTTGACGATATTCGACCGCTTCAGCGTGGCGACCTCTGACCATCTTCCGCCAGTGCTCAGGCATAACAGGGCAACTAACAGATAATCCCCCTCCAGAACGTTCAACAAACTGCTGATCTCTTCCCGCTCCAGAAATGTCATTTCCGGGTTTTCTTCCGCCAGTGGTGGAAGCCCGTTAACGGGGTGCTGCCCGCTAAATTCCTCAATCTGTATTAACTTCGTAAACATGCCGGATAATCGGTACATCTCACGATTAATCGTTGATGCCTTGATCCCGGCATTCAAACGGCTTGAGCGGTAATCCATTAAATCTCTTTTGCTTAGCCGACTAACGGCGGGATCGCCGAGGCCGCTTATTGTCTTCAAAAGGTGATTGAATTCCTTTTTGCCGTTTTCATGGTTTTGCCCGTGGTACCGCCACCAGGCATCGAGCAACTCACTTAAAGGCCGCCGGTCGGCGCGCTTACCAGCCCATTCTTTTTGGCTGGCGTTCGCTATCGTGTATTGCTCAAACGCGGTAGCTTCTGCCTTTCTGTCAAACGTCCTGCGGATGCGGCGTCCTGCTGCCCCGCGCGGTCTAATGTCCACCATATAGCGACCATCATCGAGCTTCTTAATCGACATAAGAAAGCCCTCCGGCGCAGATCTCACTATCTTGGTAACAAATAGTGAAAATGTAATGTTTATAAAGAGTTAACCAGTCTTTTTCTCGGATTGGTCTGATTCCGTTGATTCTGACCCAATGTGCGCGAGGGCCGGTGCGATCTGACCAGCCTGCGGGGCGGTTTTGTCAGTCATCAGCCATAGCGTGTACTTCTGAAACAGTGGGGTGTTTACCACTTGAGTTACGATTTGAATCCCCGGGTCTTTGTGCCCGCCTTCGTAGTTCTTCAGTGAACTGAGTGCTATCCCGCTAATTTCACAAAATTTTTTCTGTGTTAATCCCTCAGCCTTACGGATCTCTCGTAGCTTCTCCGATATTTTCATTTGACATGGTTTCCTTATGGAGACTATATTTCCCATCAAAGGTATCCATAGGGAAACCTTTTAGGGCATGAAAACCAGCCGCTAGAACGTTTTCAAACGGTTTAGAAAGGGCTGGATCTTACGAGATTAACATGTAACCCGAAGGGGGTGAATGATGAGCGAAGGGAAGTCAACAGGGTTTCAGCTTAGCGAAGGTAGCGTGGTTGAACGCAAGGATCATGTACTTTTGGCGCTGGTAGCTATAGAGGCTGTAACAGCAAAAGCCGGTGAGTCAGATAAGAATCTCACCGGCGCAGATCTAAGCAAGGTTATGGAGTTAGCTGCTTACTTATCTTGAGGAATGCTCTGGTTATTTAGCTTTTCATTGAGCTTTTGTTCCAGCTCCTCATAGATGGCGTCGAAATTTCTTTTGATGCGCGTGGATTGAGGTACAGGGATAGAGCTACCCCCGGCGGATACTGTAGCCGAAGGGCTGGACAGCATTACGCAAGTTTGAGTGAAGAGAAAGAGTGTTTTTTCTTCTTGAGTCATAAGTCATTCCTTGTTGTGTGTATCGAAATAGTGCCCTTATCCAGTCAAGAGCCGGGCACAAAAAAGTTACCACAAAACCCTGGGCCGGGCAGGGGTTACCCGGCAACTATTCGGAGGTTTTATGGAAGTTCAAGACTACACCATTAAGTATCCACTTGATGCCGTCCATAGTGAGAAATTCGCCGAGCTGATAGGCAAGCCAAAGACCGCAGTTGACGAAATGATCAAGGCAAGAAAGCTGCCGGTGATTGAGCTGCGCGACCCAACCAAACCGAATGCCCGCGCGGGTGAACGCTGGGTGTATATCCCTGAGTTCAACCGGGCAGTGCGTGAGGCGTATTACAACCGCCCGGTAGAACAGCGTGATGCCTGGTTGCTGTGGATGGGGCTTTGATGCGAACTGCTTCAGGGAGTGGATACATGAAAAGTGGAATTAGCGGAGCGGTGTCGCATCTGAATAGTAAAACCAGCCTTTATCGTGGCTTTACTATTCTGAAGCTCCCACGCAAAAAACCATACAGCCGCCAGCGCTATCAGATCACGCATAGTGGCCATTACTTCGGGATTGACTTTGCATTAGCTGAAGCATGCAAAACGATAGACCGAATTATTAATAAAAACCGCTTTTTTACTCATTAATTACAAGGTGTAGCGATGAGCACTGAAAACATCCCTTCAATTGCCAGCCTGCTGAAGCATGGATGCCAGGTCACACATTTCAGGAATACACGCGGTTGGATTGAAACTCCTGACGGGCGTTTCTTTAAGCCAGAACCTAATAAGGTTCGTTTTATTAAAGAAATGAACAGACCTTTTATTTATACGCAGAAAATAAATAAAGGGATTATCGCAGCGCTGGTTAACGCGCTTAAAAAAATCCTGTAGTCAAAGGGGCCATTATGTTTACCGAAGAGAAAACATCGTGGGAGCGTGAAATGCTGATACGCGAAGCGGTGGAAAGCGCAGAGCAGGGCTTCACTGTACACCTGAAGAACGGCGCTCGCGTTAACGTCACCGCTGACAGCCCGTCAATTGACTTAATTATTTACGGTCTGGAGAAAACAATTCGCGGTAATCATGAACGCGCGCGAATGACGTTTATCGACTTTTTGTATTACTGGCACGAAAGGTTATTCAAACAGGTCAAAAGAAAACCGCGCCCCAACCACTAATTAACCAGCGTTAAAAATAACGGCATTCATTTTTGCCGGGACTTCGTTTTGCCTTTTTCAGGAGGTCGCCATGTCGATCAAGTCAATAAAGTTGGAAGGCGGAATAAGTGATCCGGAGTTTATGCAAATAAACACCGATGCGCGCATAAGTGAGCGCGCCCAATTGTTGGGGCTGCTTCGCATCTACATGGGCTTACTGAAAAAGGAAAGCCTCACCCCGGAAGAGATTTATTCATCAGTCGAGCGGTGGATCGTCAACCGCGAATTAACCAATAACGAGGGTAACAAGCAATGAATAACGTCATGTTAGATGTTCGCGTGCTGGGAAAATCCCCTGACTCCCCAATTTTTGCCATCGAGTGTGCTTTCTTTGAGCCGTCCACCGGGAAGATCGGCCCCGGATACTATCGCGCTGTTGATATCACAACGGTCGGCGGTATTTATCCTGAGGCGGTCTTGCAGCTCATGAGGGCGGACTCTGCGCAACGGGCAGAGGTCATCAACGCAACGTGCAGCGCGATCGATGCTGTTGCAGGAGCCTGTCGTTTTATAGCCTCAACAGCTTCAAAGCACGAGAAGCTCTATTGCTGGTCTGCGGGTGATTCTCTTAGTGTTGCGGCGCTGGCGCATGCTGTTTCCCGGTATGATTTGAGTCCATTCTTACCGGTATTTGAAGTCCGAAACCTTTCAACGCTCATTCATATCGCAGGCGTTACCGGGTACGCCCCGCACCCGCGCCGCTCTTTCACTGGCGGCTTGTTGACTGATGCCGTTTATCGCGCCGAGCAGGCGTGCGAGATCTGGCAGCGCCTGACCTCCCCGCACCTTGAATCGCTGTGAGGGCCGTCATGCATCCGCGTCTCTCCGTTATATGCAGCGCACCGCTGCCAGTCTGCACCAGGGCGCTAGCCGCCCTGAAATGCTTCGCCCGCGGCCAGCGTAATTTTTCCCGCGTTAAACCGCATGCCTATCTCGTGATCCGTATTGGCCGCCGCTGGCGCTTGCTCAGTAAGAACGACGGCCAGCAGTGGCGACTTATGACCCGCGAAACCTACAACCAGGAATATCGCAAATGAGCCATTCACCGGAATACATCAAAGGAGCACTGGCGGCGCTGAATGAAGTGCAGGCCGTCGGGTTATCAATGGCGATGATAGCTGGAGTAGTAGTTGGTAAGGAGGCCGGAGATACCGTCAATACCATTATCAAGGATGCCACCGGTTCTTTGATCCAAAAATACAAAGAAGCAGAGGTGAAAAATGATTAAGTCACCTCTGAAATGGGCGGGTGGTAAAGCCCGCGTTATGCCTCGGCTGCTGGAGTACCTGCCGAAAGCTGATTGCCTGATTGAGCCATTTGTAGGCAGCGGAACCGTATTTATGAATACGGATTACCGCCGTTATGTTCTCTGCGATAGCAATCGCGCGCTGATTAACTTCTTTCTTCAGTTGAGGGATGACACAGAGCGCCTGATCGCTGTTGCCCGGGATATGTTCAAGCACGGCAACAGTAAAAGCTGGTATTACGGCGAGCGTGACCAGTTCAATACTCTGGCATGGGATGACTCGGAAAGGGATTGTTACGCGACGTTGTGGGCGGCGTCTTTCTTGTACCTGAATCGTCATTGCTACAACGGCCTCTATCGTACGAATAAAGAGGGCGGCTTCAATGTCCCGTTTGGCAGCTTCAAGGCTCCCTATTTTCCAGAAACTGAAATGCGAATGTTCGCCGAAAAGGCGCGGGACACTCGCGCAATCTTTCTTTGCAATGACTTTCGCACCTCTATTCCATACATCGCGAAGAACAGCACGGATTCGGTCATTTACTGCGATCCGCCGTACATCCCGACCAGCAAAACAGCCAATTTCACCGCCTATGGCAAGCCGTTCACGTTAGACGATCACCGCGCGCTTGTTTCAACCCTGCTTGATGTTAATCGCCAGCACGGAACGCGCTCGGTGATCTCCAACAGCGATACACCAGAAACGAGCGAGATCTATTCCGCTTTCAACCTTCACGCCTTCATTGTCCGCCGCTCTGTTAGCGCCAAAAGCCGGGATATGGCTGGCGAGGTAATCGGAGTTCTGCGCGTTTGTGATTGCTGCGGCCGTTCTGGTGGTTGTTTCTGCCCGGACTGCGGCCCGGTGATGGGGAACTCCACCTACAACGCAATGGCGGAAACGGGCGCTTTTGACGATCAGGAGGCTTTCTGATGGCTATCAAAAAAACACACGTCGGCACCGTCATAACCAAAGACGGCCCGAAGCTTAAGAAGCTGCACGCAACGGAAAAAATGTGGGTGGTCGGTACTAACGAGCTTTATCACAAAGAGACGGGGCGCCGTCACTTTGCGGAAAACACCCGCCGCCGGCTGCTTCTCGAATCAATTCGCCCAATTCAGGAGGCTAATCATGGTTAACGAAATTGACGCTGTGGTCACTCGGGTGATCGAGTGCTGGCCGATTAACGACTTCTGGATGGTGGAAGTTGAGGTGATGGCCGGTGGTGAATACCTGCGCACTGATATCACCGTCAGCACGAAACGAGAGGCCTGCGCAATTCAGCCGGGCGACACCGTAGCGATCCCTGTCGTGGGTTTGGATGGCGATTTTGCCGATGAAGATGAATTGCCGTTCTGAGGTGCCGCAAATGAATGAAGAAACCAATTACCGCCAGTTCTGGCGAAATCTCGTGATCTGCTGCGTGCTTTGCTCGCTGCTGTTTTGGCTACCAATGGGATACCTCGCCTTTCATGTTGGCTCCGTGGTGTGGGAGGCGCTGTGGTCGCTTATTACAACGGAATAAAGGCTTATATGACGTCGGTGGATTATGTCTGATTCCTCCGCTGTAGCCTGGGAGTGGAATGCTAAACGGCAGGCTATCAACCCCAACCACGTCTCAGATCCTCAAATTGAGTATCTCACCCCAAAAGGCGAGCGGAAGACGCTCGCCTATGGTGATCTCGTTGATGCGGTTTACCGTTACCCCATGCGCCCGCGCGAAGGGGAGGCGCGAGAAGCATTTGACCGTAAAGGCCGCGCTAGTTATCTCCGCCGCCGGGTGCAAACGCTCCCGGCATTTATTCGTAAGCGCTTCGCGCAGCATCTTGAAAACCTCGAACGTAACAAGCCAAAAGATGCGGTGCGTTGGTTGTTTGGTACCTTCGAGCGTCATGTTTTACGCCGTGTTGATGCGGTGAACGCACAATACCTGCCACAAACTAAACTGCCCGCGATCCTTTTCCCGCTGCGCGATGAATTCCATCTGCTGCCGTGGGCCGACAAAAAGCGCCTGAAACGACTGGCTTATAAGCTCGCCAACCTGATGAAAAGCGAGTTTATGCGCGAGTTTGATTTTCGGTATGAGAAAACCGCCGATGTGGAGTTTTCCACGATCTACGCTTACGGCGCTATTGCTAGTAAGGCTACCTCACTCAACATTGCGATCCCTGGCTGGAATAAATATTGCGATGAAACGCTTGAGGCCGAAGATGCACTGCGCGCCATTGCACGGCTTCAGAAAGAAAAATGGTGGCTGAGTAAAATCCGCCGTATCCACGACCGCTGGCGTGAACACCTCATGATCGCAACGGGTTATGTCAGCAAGGTGGCATCGCCTTATTGCTCCGATCCCTGCTTCAGGGAGTGGGTAGCCCAGAAGAAAGCAAACCTTGAATTTCTTAATGCGATGGAGCTGGAAGACCAGGACACCGGCGAGCGTAGTTCTTTGCTGGATAAGGTCATGGGTAGCGTATCCAACCCGAAGATCGCGCGCCATGAGCTGATGGTACGCATGCGCGGGTTTGAAGATATGGCTAACGAAATGGGCCTGGTCGGCATGTTCTACACCTTGACTGCGCCGTCGCGTTATCACTCCACGCATGTGCAGTCTGGCAAGCGAAACGATAAATACCGCGACGCCAGCCCGCGTAAAACTCAGAAATACCTCTGCAAAGTATGGTCGCGCGTCCGTGCAAAATGGGGGCGCGAAGGCATTCGCACCTTTGGTTTTCGTGTTGCTGAACCGCATCATGATGGAACCCCACACTGGCACCTGCTGTTATTTCTACGACCGGAAGAGGCTGAGTACGCCACAGCTATTTTCCGCAAACATGCACTGCGTGAAGACGGTGGCGAGCCAGGCGCTCAAGAGCACCGTTTTACCGTCACGCCGATTGATGAAAAATTTGGCTCAGCGACGGGATACATCGCGAAATACATCTCAAAGAATATCGACGGTTACGGCATGGATGGCGAGTTAGACGACGAGTCAGGCCAGCCAGTCAAAGAGATGGCAAAGCGAGTTCGGGCGTGGGCTTCTCGTTGGAGCATTCGCCAGTTTCAGCAGATTGGCGGTGCTCCCGTTACTACCTGGCGCGAGCTGCGCCGGTTGGGTAGCCGTGAGCTGGTATTGCATCCAGAACTTGAGGCGGCCCGTGCGGCAGCTGATGCACCGGACTGGCCGGGATACACCAACGCTCAGGGTGGCCCATTTGTTCCGCGAGATTGCCTGCGCGTTCGCCTCAACTACGAATACACCGAGGATGGCAATGATTATGGTGACACGGTCGCCAAAATCACTGGTATCTATTGCCCGTATTCGGGCGGTGATTCTGTCATTTTCACCCGCACCACCGATTACAAGATTGTGCCGAAGCGTAAGCCGTCGCCGGTCGAGAATTTGACCTTAGAAGGCCGCGCAGCGGCCCCTCGGAGTTCTGTCAATAACTGTACGGGGTGCGCCGGATCGGACGAAAAACCACCGTCAGAAACGGCGGTGCCAGCTGATAAAACCGCGCCCGACGACAGTTCAGTGACAGAACTTCCGCTGAATATCGATGTTTTGAGGCGATATTCACGCCAGCAAAGGCAGGAGATCACCAGCAGGCTAAGAAAATCCGCCCGGGAAAGCTCAGATCAAGCCTTCACGCGTACCGCGCGAGGCCTGCGCACGTCGATTGATGACGAAAGCGCGCTGACATGGGGGCCAAAAGTTACCGCCGCGAAAGACATGAGCCTGACGCCGGAAGAGGCCGAGCAGCGCTGGCGCGAGCAGCTGCGGATCGAGGCGGAACGGCGAGCAGATAACTACGCGGCGGCGGTTGCGGAATATCAGAAGAAAAAAGCCGAGGCCGCATTGCGCCAGGCGCAGCAAAAAGAAGCAACGCAAAAACACGGCATCTCCGAAGAGATTATCGCAAGCATCGGCGCGCAGCTGCGCGACTGCCGGATTTTCGTCAGCGATGACGTCGTACGGTCAATCGCCGACGGCGCACGCGTTCGCCACGGCGGCGGCCTGCTCGCGGCGGACAATGGCCGGTTGCGTGAGGTGAAGGTATGGCGCGCAGGCGAGAAAGATAAACCTACTTCCGAGTACATGGCAGTGCGTGACCTGGTCACGCGCTGGAAGAAAGCAGCTAAACGGAACGGCCGCTGATTATTCAGTAAGGCACGGTCACTTTTGACCGTGCTGGCCATTCTATCGAGCACCGCCATTTTTAGCGGTACTGCAGAACTATTTTTTAGGAGCCAGGCGAGTATGAGCTATCTGGGAAGCAAAGCGGCCAGCGGTGTTTATCAAAGAATCATCGCTGAAATGCCGCCGCATGATACCTACATCGAAACACACCTGGGAGGCGGCGCGGTGATGCTGCGCAAGCCTCCGGCGCGGCATAATTGGGGGATCGATATTGACCCGGAAACCGTCGAGGCGTTCAACCAGGACAATAATGATTTTCTGGATAGGCTGGCGGAAACTTTGTTTATTGATGTTGGGGATGCCGTCGAGTTCTTGCGTTGCTTCGATTATGCGTCTGCCGGCCGCGTCTTAATTTATTCTGATCCGCCTTATCTCCATGAAACCCGCTCCAGCTCCGCGCGATATCGCCATGAATACACCGTTGGCGATCATTACCGTCTGCTGGGCTTGCTCTGCTCGATGCCAGAAAACGTGAGCGTAATTGTGTCGGGATATCCCTCTTCCGTTTATGACAACGCCTTACCGGGCTGGCGCAGCAAAGAGTTTCAGGCCATGACGCGCGGCGGCATGCGCACGGAGAAAATCTGGATGAACTACCAGGAGGGGCGCGCGTACTCCAGCGCTTTTGCGGGTAAAGACTACAATGATCGCTACCGCATTAAGCGAAAGGCGCAGCGGTGGAAAGACAAGTTTTCGGCCCTTCCTGCAGCCGAGAGATTGGCGATAATGCAGGCGCTTTGCGAAGCTGATGGCGATTGAATAACCAAGAGTATCGACCTAATCTCGGTGGACAATTGTCGGTTGCGTGAAGTGAAGATGTGGCGGTGTGTGCTTTGTAGAAGTGCTGGCGAAAAACCGTTCGGGACAAAGTACAATAATAGTTGTCTAAACCGTTTAGAACATCTCATAAACGGTTTTGCGTTAATGATACAAGCGAAATCGTTATGATTTTCGCCATTTTCTGCTTATAGTGTGCGCGCTTTTGTGTCATAACTATTGATAAGCCATAACTACTATTCACAGCACGGACTACTCGGGGGGCTCTCATGACAGCAATTAAGCCAATGAGTCGCATATATCAAAAGATTAGTAACGCTGGTTTTAACCAAGCGTATATTAATAAATTGCTTCCTGAGTGGTGGGATGAACGTTTAGCTGAGACTGCGGTTGGTAGGCAGTATGCTAGCCTGTTCTTGGCGCGAGCTTTCAGTCTATCCCCGGAGAGCCTGAAAGATGAATCACATGTTGCAAGCTTCAGCTTTGACGGGCGTCATCGCTTCAAACATCGTGTCAATGTAGGTGAAGATGACCTAACGGTGGCTACAGCCGTTGCCTATTCTGCTGCGAGAGTTGCCGCTAACAATTTTGGCATTGATTACGATCCTACTGTTAGCTTGGAATGGTCTGATATTCGTAATCAACTGCTCAAAGATGCACCCTATGTAACTTTGCCAGCGTTAGTCCGGTTTTGTCACATGGCCGGGATCCCTGTGGTCTACGTAAAAAACTTCCCAGCAAAAGCTTGCAAAATGGCAGGATTAGCATTGCTGTGTTCTGGTAGACCGGTGATTGTTCTTACTCAGGTCAAAAAGCATGGGATGATGCTTTTTGATTTAGCACATGAATTGGGGCATATAGCAAAAGGCCATCTAAAAGATAGCCAAGATGGTGTTTTTGTTGATAAAAAAATCGATTCCAAAGACACAGCCAAGCTTGAAGGTGAAGCGAATAGGTTCGCTTTTGGCGTGATCGCGGGGAAAGAAGCATTGAATATTAAACCGGTAAGCAGATATCTAACGGCGGAACAACTCGCCCACGCTGCTTTGACGTTTGGTAAGGCAAATGCAATAGATCCGACCCACGTCGCTTTAAACTACGGATACAGCATGGGGCATTGGGGAGTTGCAACCAATGCTCTTAAGATTTTATGCGAAGATGCTCCGTCAGATCAGGATATCGTGCGTACCATGTTAATGAACGATCTTGATGAAGATAATATCAATGATGATGATCTGGAGTTGTTAACAGCACTTTGCGGGGCGTAAGAAGTGATTGTTTTATCAGACAATGATGTCATTCTAAAGTTAGCTCAGTGCGATTTGTTAAAGTATCTACCTGAAATTATTGGTAGAAATCCGAGCGAAATCTTCATTGGCCCCAATACTCGATTCCAATTGTTGTTACCGAAAAGACCCGAAAAAGCTTGCGCAAGGTGTGGAAGTGAAGAGGTTTATCGCAATCTTTCTGATTTTCTCTCTACCGTCCAAGAGATTCCTGAAATCCAGGACGAAAGTCTTTTCTCCTTACTAGGTGAAATACCGCATATAGACTCAGGTGAGCAGCTCCTTTTGGCTTCATGCATGGAAAATTCTGGCTCACTCTTTATGACCGGTGATAAAAGATGTCTTCAGGCAGTAATGGATAATCAGGCTATCGTTGCAAGGGTACATTCAAGATTGCTTGATAGCGTGGTTACTTTTGAAAGCGCTCTGTTGTTGTCAGTAGCTAGCTTAGGGTTTGAAGCTGTTTATAAGCAACTAATTTTAAACCCAAAACCAGATGCAATGCTTAAGTTGGCAATTCGCGATTGCCAGCAACACTCCGTCTGTGGGTGCCTACTATCTTACACTCGACAATTCTATGAGTATTTAGCCTTTAAAGATCGACTCCCCGCAAGAACAATGTACTTATAAAAATGCCGCATAACAGCGGCATTTTTATTTGCATGAGATTGCACAAATTTGCACAATTTTTGAAACGTTGTTTTTGCTACTCAGCGCCAGCACTGGCGGGGCTTGGGCGGCCTGCACAAAGTGCACAAAAAGAGGTCGGTTTAGCGCGCAGGCGAGGCGGGGGAGCAAGCGCGCGTAAAGGGGGTAAGGGAGGGGGTCGTATCGTTCGCCAGTCGCGTCCTGTCGCGCGCTGACTTCTAGTGCGGATCTGGAGAAAGCGAACGAGTGAATGCGCCAGAATGGCGCTGGCGGCTTCTGGTGAGGTGTAGGGATTCGAAAGTGAGTGAGCGGTCAGTGTGACCAGGGCGGTGGTACGGATTGGCGGGTACCGCACCGCCAGAAATGACGATGCGGCCTGGTGTTACTTCGTGCTTTCGAGCAGTGCGTAAGGATTAAAGCGGATCACCTCTTCGCCCAGCCAGTCGTTAACATGCTTCATGGCTTCCATGTATGGCGTCAGCTCGTTGACGGCGAAGACGCGGGCCGCCTTCTCGATGTCGCCAAATGATCCGTTGCCTTCCGGAATAGCGCCCATTAACTGAGGCGGCACCCGATGCGCGGCTAACATGTCATCGCGGGTGGAGGACTTCACCCCTACGAATTCGTCCTTTGCCGATATCTGGCTGAATGGCAGGATCTGCACGGAGTCTTTGCCGCCGTTAGGGGCGTGAAGAAGAATGTTTTTGAATGCCCCGCCGCGTCGGGTATCTGTTAGCGTCTTCTTCAGCTTGTCGAGGCTCTCCTGATCGGCCATTGCGCTGTTCACGTAGACGATACACCCGGCATGCGAGCCATTGTCGTAATAGAGTTTGCGGAACTTATCGGCAGAATGTGCCAGGTTTGCCGACAGCAACCCGGCGAAATACTCCGGCATACCGTAGATCTCCTGGTGAATATCCGGGCTAAGAACGTGGCAGACAGAGCCAGTTGTAAACTGGTGATCCTGTAGCCCGGATTGAATAAACCAGTAGGTGTCCAGGTCGGAGCCGCGACGGGTATATTTAGCCAGCGAGTTACGGAAGCCGAGAGAACCGCCAAGCCGGTTTTTCCTCATCTCCAGATAGCCGTTCCCGAACACGAACCAGTCCAGCGCGAAGGATGAGAATACCTGGCGGGAAAGCAGTTTGTGCGGGATAAAGCACCCGGCCAGCACGTTGCGTTTGAAGTACAGCGCCGACTGGTGCCAGCTGGCATAGCCGAACTGGCGGGCCAGTCCGTACCAGTCAACCGGCGTTTCGTAGTATCGCCCGTTATCGGCGCAGTACATGTTATCGAGCAGGTCATACGCGCCACTCACCGGCCAGGGGCCGTCGAATGTGAACGAGTTCAGCTCGGGTGCAGCTTTTAGCGAGACGGCGAGATCGGCCTGCTCCCTGGCATACTGCCTGCCGCGCATGGATTTTCGTTTGCTCAAGGTTAATACTCCGTAACTGTCATACTGCTGCCGCCTTCCTGTCCCAGCGGCTCGTTAATGGTGGCAAGCATCGTCGCCCAGGCGAGATCGCCGTGACTGACGCCGCGTGAGCGGTCAGTGTCGTATGTGATAACGCCGCCGGGGGTAACAATCTTGCGAACAGAGTTGAACGCGCCAACGAGATCAAGCTCTCCCCGGTCATATTCCCAGCGGCCGCCGCGAACGAGCTGCTGCATCTTCAGCACAAGCATGCGTTTGCTGGCCGGTGAGAACTGGTAACAGACTGCTGCCGGGAAGTGCTTTTTAACCAACTGATAAACGGCTTCACCGATGCCGGTACCATCAATCCCGATGTGTTGCACGTTATAGCGACTCAGCATGCCGATAATGAGATTGGCCTGCTCTTCGAACTCCATCCCGCGTATGCGAAGCGTCTCGACGGTGCGGAACTTGCCACCGGCGACCATCGGCACGGCATTGACTGAAATGGCGCCGCTGTCGCCTTTGCCGCTGGCACCGTTGGGATCGTAGCCAATCCAGACCGGGCGATCCGCCATCGGGCGGGAGGCGTACGGGCGCCAGTCGGGCCAGTCGTCGTAGCCGTCTGCGCCGCATGCCAGCAACCGGTTATAGTCAAAGGCGCTTTCACCGCTTTTGATGAACTGGCACCCGTACAGGTTGTCGTATTCCTCCGGGCTGTTTTCGTCGCGGATTTCGTCAATGTCAGTCAGATCCCAGCCGTGATCGATAGCGTCCTGCAATGTGACGATCTGGCGCCAGATTTTGTCCGGGCACATCAGCCCGCTGTTTAGCGTCTTCCAGGACGTATCGAACTCAACCCGCTTTCCGTGGCTGCGCCCTTTGTTGAATGCTTCACCTGTCCAGAAAGGGTAAGCCTCATGGCTTTCTGCTGACGGGGTGGAGAAATAGGTACGCGTCAGCCCTTTTAACGTCGCCATCGCACCGGCCACTTTCTTCAGGTTGGCAAACTGGCCGACCCAAAAAAACTCATCAAAATACAGATTGCCGGTGTACGACTGCGCCGTCGCAGCGGACGTGCCGAGGAAATGCAGCTCGGCGCCGTTAAACAGCTGGATCATGTCGCCGCCTTTCAGCTCAACATCAACCTCAGCGGCAGCAGAGCGAATAAAACTGCGGAACTGATACGCCTGGCGGCGGCTCGCCGACAGAAAGATCTGGTTACGTTGATGCTTGTACTTCACATCGTCGGAAAGGGCGCGCACCAGGGCTTCGTGCGCAAAGTACCATGTCGCGCCAACCTGACGGCTTTTCAGGATCATGCGGTTGCGCCAGTGGTGGTTGTCGTACCAGCCTCTTTGATGCCAGTGCAGAGAGCCGAGAATATTCTCGCGCAGTGCTGCAATCTGCGACTCTGAGAAATAGTTTTGTTTCTTGCGGATCTTCTTCTTCGGCTGGGTGGCTGCTGTGCCGTTGTCCAGCTTTTTCAGCTGGCGCGTAAGCAGATCAATTTCTTTGAAGTCGCCGCCGGTCTTTTTGTCTTTGGTGGTGAGCTGTATCAACCGTGCATCAATGGACGTCGTCACGCGCTGGATCGGTGGCGTGGCGTCCCATTCATCACGCTTTTTCCATGAGTAAACCGTGTTCTGATTAATACCCATCAGGCGTGCAATCTCCGCTGGCGGGTACCCCTGCCAGTAAAGCTGCCGCGCCCGCTGCATGATGAATGCTTCTTCAATCGCCATTTGTCCTCCTCGCTTCCTGCCGGGGAGATTAACCCGCGCGCGCGTACCCTTTCGCTCGCTTTTGGTTGTGGCGATTCCCTCACAACAACAACGCGTTGAGAGCGCACGTCACCCCCTGCCATCATCTCCGGGAACTCAGAAACCGAGCGAGTAAACGAACATGGCAGGCACAGCAAAACCACGTAAGAAATTCCGCGTTGCCGTCTCCGGAAACACCGTTGATGGCCGTGAAATTCAACCGCAGCACCTTCGCGATGCGGCAGCGAATTACAACCCGGAGGTGTACGGCGCACGCGTCAACATTGAGCACTATCTCTCTATGTTCCCGAACAGCGATTTTGGCGCGATGGGGGATGTGGTGGCACTCAGCACTGAAGACATTACCGACGGCCCGTTAGCAGGACGAACCGCCCTTTATGCCGAGATCGAGCCATCAGATCGCATGGTGCAGATGACCGACAAAGGCCAGAAGGTCTACTCAAGCATTGAGCTACATCCTCAGTTTGCCCTCAACGGAAAAGCCTATGTGGTGGGGCTGGCGATGACCGACACCCCGGCGAGCCTGGGTACCGATCGCCTGAAGTTTGCCGCGCAGCAACGCGCCTCGGTGATGGCCTTTAACAACCAGCAGGGCGAAGCGCCAATGTTTACCGAAGCCCTGGAGGCAGAAGTGATCAAACTGGCCGCCCAGCGCAGTGATGAAGGGGTTAAGTGGTTTAACCGGGTGATGGACATCATCGGCAAAGGCCAGAAAACCGACGATCAGCGCTTCAGCCAGATGCACCAGGTCGTTGAGGCCGTGGCGCAATCGCAGTCAGAGCAGATTGATCGCTTTAACACCGCCGAGCAGGAGCGCCAGCAGGACAAAGTCGCCATTGAGAAACTCACCAGTGAGCTGGCCGAACTGCGGCAAAAGTTGAGCACCACCGATGCCAGCTTTAGCCAGCGACCACCGGCGGGCGGCGGCGCGAACGCGCAGCTGGCTGATTACTGATATTCACAACGAGAGCAGAGAACATGGAAAACAATACCCGCCAGCTGTTTGACCAGTACATTTTGCGCCAGGCGCAGTTAAACGGCGTATCGCCTGCGGCAGTTGCTGCGAAATTTGCGGTTGATCCAACCCGTCAGCAAAAGCTGGAGCAGGCAGCGCAGGAGAGCGATTCTTTCCTGAGCAAAATTAACGTGTTTGGCGTTAATCAGCAGATTGGTCAGAAAGTGTTGATTGGTAGCAAAGGCCCGATGGCTGGCGTCAACAACAGCACCACTACCCGCCGTAATCCAGGCGCAAATCATGCGATGGAGCCGTTTGATTATATGTGCCGTAAGGTCAATTACGACTACGGGATCAGCTACGAACAGCTTGATGCCTGGGCGCACATGCCGGACTTCCAGCCGTTGATTAGTAAGGCGATGGCGCGTCAGATGTCGCTGGATCGCATCATGATTGGCTTTAACGGCACCAAATACAGCGACCCGTCAGATCGTGCCGCTAACCCGCTGTTGCAGGATTGCGGCATTGGCTGGCTGGAGAAAATCCGCACTGAAGCCTCACACCGCGTGATTTCCGGCGTCACCATCACCTCACGCGATGAAGATAACAAAGTCATTGCGAAAGGTACCTACGGCAACCTCGGCGCCGCGGTCTATGACGCGAAAAACAGCCTTATGGATGAATGGCACAAGCGCAATCCGGATAACGTGGTGATCCTGGCGGGCGACCTGCTGACTACCGGCAATTTCCCGGCCATTAATGCCATGAGCCAGACCAACCCGAACACCGAAATGCTGGCCGGTCAGCTGATTGTTGCGCAGGAACGCGTTGGCAACATGCCGACCTTCATCGCGCCTTACTTCCCGGTAAATGGCGTACTGATCACGCCGTTTAAAAACCTGTCGGTGTACTACCAGCGCGGCGGACTGCGCCGGACGATCAAGGAAGAGCCGGAGTACAACCGCATCGCGACATACCAGTCCTCAAACGATGACTTTGTGATCGAGGACTACGGCAACGTCGCATTTATCGACGGCATCACCTTTGCCGAGGCGCCGGAAGGCGGCGCGTAACCGCACACTGGCGGGCTTCGGCCCGCCGTTCATCGGGGAAGAAACAATGCTGACACCGGCACAACGACATTTTCAACGCGTCATGGCTGAACGTCATGGCAAGGCTGAGGATTTGTCCGATACGGCGCGCACTGCGCATGAGCAGATCCTGCACCGCATGCGCATGGATATGGCCGCGCTTAAAAAAATTCAGGGCGAGCAGGCGAAAGCCGCGCTTAAGCGCCAGATGCTACCCAATTACGAGGGGTGGATTGAGGGAACGCTCGAAGGTAATAGCGGCCGCCAGGATGAAGTGATCACGCGCCTGATGATTTGGGCGATAGATGTTCGTGATTATCCACTGGCGGCGAGAATCGGGCGTTACGTCATCGCGCATAACCTGGCGATGCCAGACCGATTTAACCGCACGGCGGCGACAGCTCTGGTCGATGAAATTTGTGATCCGATCCTGGTTCAGGTTAAGGCCGACGACAGCACCGACGTATCGCCATATCTGGCGGTGCTCGATGAAGTAGCCGAGTTTACCGCTGACAGCGATATGCCAGACATGGTGCGCGCCAAGCTCCACAAAGCACGCGCTTTTGCACTGCGCAACGGCACGCCTGCCGAGCAGGAAACCGCACTAGGGCTGCTGCGCACTGCACTGATCATGGATCCTGGCGCAGGCGTGAAAAAGCTGATCGACAAACTCGCCAGTCAGCTGAAGAAAACCGCTGTTGCGACTATTACCGAGGGTGAGTCTACTGGCGACGATGCCGCAGCGGGGCAGAGTGATAGCCCTGCAGCACCACCGGTTCCGGCGGTGATGGCCGGAAAGGCCGCGCCTAAAACCGCCCGTAAAAGCACAGCCAAAAAACCAGCGGCGCGCAAAACCACAACGAAAAAAGCGCCCGCCGCAAAAAAATAACCGACTTGCGCCCCGTGCGCTGGCGGCGCGGTCGGAGATCTGCAACGCACTGCGTTTTCTTTTCTCCGTCCGCTCACCGCCACCTTTTCTGGAGACTACACCATGAGCCTTGTAGCCCCCCGCACAGTAACCCCCTCAGCAGAGGATGTGCCGGATGTGGACGACGGCGGCGAGAAAGTCACCGCCGGTGTGTTCTGGCCCGAAATCGTGTTGAGCGATGCCCGCAAGGAGATGCGCATCACTGGCACGGTGACAACTTCGCGACTGAAGCATGTTGTTATCGAGGCGGTGGGTCATGCCGCTGACCAGCTCGATACCTGGCGGATCGAACAGCAGAACGCCGGGTTTGCATCACTGGATACCGTACCGGCAATGGAAATTAACGGGCAGAGCGCGAAGGTTTACCGCTGGCGCCGTGCGGTTTACAGCATAGCCCGCGCCCTGCTGATCGAAACGTTCCGTGATGTGGATACGACCGGCGACGCCGGGGAGAAGAAAGCCGCTGCGCTGGCAAGCCAGGCAAACGATCACTGGCGTGATGCGCGCTGGGCTATCTCCGATATTCGCGGCGAAGTTCGCAATTCTGCGGAGGCATTCTGATGAAAGTAAAGGCATTACAGGGCGATACGGTGGATTTGCTTTGCCAGCGTTATTACGGCACCACCCAGGGTGTCACCGAGATTGTGCTTGCTGCGAACAAGTCACTGGCCGATCAGATCTTCATGGAGGCCGGGCAGGTGGTGGAACTGCCGGAGGTGAGCGCCTCGGCGACAAAGGAGACGGTGCAGCTATGGAGTTAATAAACCGCGCCTGGAATTGGGCCGCATACCTCTGGTCGGTGTTCCTCGGCAGCGTCGGCATGATGACGCAAAAGGACTGGCTGACGGCTATTGCGGCAGTAACAGGGGTAGTGGTGGCGGTGTTAGGTGAAATGCATCGCCGCCGGATGGCCCGTATCCATGAAACCAATAACGTGCTGCTGAACGATTTGATCGACGCCATTCGCGACGACACGGAAAACCGGCAGGACGTGAAAGAGCTGATCCGCACTATCAGGGAGGCGCCACGATGAAAAAGGGCGTTATTGCCTGCTCGGTCGCCGCGATTATCTCGCTGGCCGCCGTGCTCTGGCCGCAGTCACTGCGTACCAGCCCGGCGGCGCAACTGAAGATGGCGAAATATGAGGATTGTCGCAAGACCCCGTATTACTGCCCGGCAGGCGTACTAACCGTGGGGATCGGCTCGACCGGGAAAGTGCAGAACCGGGAGTATGCCGAGCAGGAGATCGCAGAGCGCTGGGTGAATGATCTGATGCGCGCAGAGCGTTGCATTAACCGCGAGTTTAACGGCGCAGCTGCACCGCAGCGCATTTTCGAAGCGCTGGTCGATGGCGCATTTAATGTCGGTTGTAGCGGGCTTGCCTGGTACACCAACAGGCAGGGGAAGAAGGTCAGAACGACAATCTGGCGTAACGCGCAATCGGCTGACTGGCGCGGCGTCTGTGAGCGGGTAACGGATTTTGTTAACTCAGGCGGCAGGCGCTTGCAGGGACTGGTTAACCGCCGGGAAGAGTTCCGGGAGTGGTGCTTGTCAGATCCTGTGTTTAAGGGGACGAAGTGAAAGGGTTGCTTGCCGTTATCACGGTGATCTGTGTCCTCCTGGCGGTGGCCTGCATCCGGTTAACCATAGAAACCAACAAGCGCGAAGCCGCAGAAAGAGCGCTGGCAGACGCTAACCAAAAACTGAACCAGACCAGCGATGTGCTGGCCGAAGTGCGGGCGCTGCGCCAGGACGTCAGCGAGATTGAAGCCAGTGTGAAATCGCTGGGGCAAAAGCGTAACGAAGCCGGGGAGAAACGTCGTGAAAATATCAAAACTGAACTGGCCGGCGATCCCTGCGCTGCTGCTCTTGTGCCTGATGTTGTCGCTGACAGCCTGTACCATCGCGCCGCCGAAGTCGCCGCCGGTGATCATTCAGGAGCCTTTGCCAGAAAGCCTGACGGCAAAAACTGAAATGCCAGCGCCACCGCCCAGGCCGATGCGCTATGGGAATCTTGTGATCTGGTCTGATGCGCTACTTGATGCGCTGGATACCTGCAACGCGGATAAGGCGGGCATTCGGGAGCTGGAACTGCGGCGAATAGCCCGGGGGATGAAATGAAAAAAGCCGAATTGTTACGCGAGGCGCTGATCGCCGCAAACACCTGGTGTAAGGCCAACCCTGAACTGATCACCGTCTGGGTTGAGAAGGGGAGTATTGAGACGCAGGCGACCGGCGAACCCTCGTTTATGTATCACTACACCATCCAGGTGCTGGCCGTGGACTTTCCGGGGCAGGTGGATGATCTCATGCTGCCGATTATGGCGTGGGTATGGCATTACCAGCCTGATTTGCTGCTCAATCCGGACAATAACCGCAAAGTTGAGTTTGACGCGGACATTATCAGCGATGACATGGCCGATGTGCTGTTTAAGGTGCCGGTCTGGGAACGCGTCATGGTGGAGAACGTCAACGGAAAACCCGTTGCTACGCACCTGGCGGAAGACCGTCCGCGTATTAATGGCGGTGAGTGGGACGTGGTCTTTGATCCGGGCTATGAGGGGGAGATGACGTGAGCAACGATGCTGCGCTGTTTCAACAGCTTGATCAGGTCTTCGCGGAAATCCTTTCCGCTATGACGCCAGCACGTCGCCTGCGCACGGCAAGAGGCATTGCCACCACGCTGCGCCGTACTCAGAGCCAGCGGATCGGTAAGCAGGCTGCGCCGGATGGCACACCGTACCAGAAACGACACCGCCGGGTACTGCGTTCGCAGGCCGGGATCGGGTTTATCTGGCAGGGGGAAGAGCGCCGCTTGCGTAACTGGCGGGCGACGCGTGGTAGTCGTGGCCGCATGTTGACCGGATTTGATGAAGGGCGAGGCGCGGTGCGGTCGTTTTACCGTGCTGATATCGAGCGTTATCTCGATATCAGCTTCAACGAGACTCGCCGTGATACGACGAAAGCCGATCCCATGTTCCGCCTCCTGCGCACCGCGCGTTTTCTGAAAGCTCGCGCCACCTCTGAAGGGGGAAGCGTGGGATTCACTGGCGTGGCGGCCCGTATTGCCCGCGTTCACCAGTATGGATTGCGTGACCGGGTGAATGACAGCGGCGCGATGGCGAGCTATCCCCGCCGTGAACTGCTGGGCCTGAGTAAGACGGATCGAATGATGATTGCCCGGCAGGTGATTGATTCGCTGGGAGTGCGAGTGCGCTGATGGATATTGCCGAACTGATCCGCCTGCTGGAGAACATCGGCCGCACCGGTACGGTGACGGAGATCGACGAGGAAAACTGGCGCGTCCGGGTACAAAGCGGCGGACTGGAAACGACCTGGTTGCGCTGGAACGCGCAGCGGGCCGGGGCATTTAAGGTCTGGGTGCCGCCGTCCATTGGCGAGCAGGTCTGGCTCTTGTGTCTCGGCGGTAACACGGATACAGCCATCATTGGCGGCAGCCTGTACAGCAACGACAATCCGGCGCCGGGCGCGACGCGTAATGAAATGGTAGTCACGGCTCCTGATGGTGCGCGTTTTCGTTATGACGCCGAGGCGGGCGCCTTACAGGTTACGGGTATTAAATCGGCGGTGATCGAGGCGTCGGTGATCGTCACTCTGGATACGCCGGAGGTGAACTGCACCAACCTGTTGCGCGCGAAAAATCTTGATATCACCGAAGGCGGGGAAATGCGCGGTGATTTTAATCATGCCGGCGGGGCGTTTATCTCTAACGGCGTGCAGGTGGATAACCACAATCACGGCAAAGTTGAACGCGGTGATGCCTGGACGGAGGGTACCCGATGAGTGAACGTTATCGCGGTATGAATGCGAACGGCACCGGGACGCTAACGGATGAAGATCATGTGTGGCAGTCCGTGGGCGATATTCTGCTGACGCCGGTTAATACGCGCATTATGCGCCGCAATTACGGCTCGCTATGCCCGGATTTGATCGACAGCCCGCAGAACGATGTCACTCGCCTGCAACTGATGAGCGCCGCCGTTATCGCGCTGGCTGCATGGGAGCCGCGGATCGCGCTGGACGCTATTAATATTCATTATTCTGCCTCAGGCGCAGTAACGGCGGAATTATCCGGCATGCTGACCGAGAGCATGGAAAAGAGCACCAGATCGGTAACGTTAAGGAGTGCCAAAAATGCCGACAATTGACCTCTCGCAGCTGCCGCAGCCGACCATTATCGAGGAACTGGATTTTGAAGAAATTCTGATCGAGGTGAAAGCGGTGATGGTGGCTGCTTATCCAGCAGATCAGCAGGCCGCTGTTATTGCCGCCCTGGCGTTGGAGTCCGAACCATTGAACGTGCTCGCCCAGGCGTTGGCATATCGCGAGATGTTACTGCGCCAGCGCATTAACGAAGGGGCGGCCGCCTGCATGCTGAGTCATTCGACCGGCGACGATCTGGATAATATCGCGGCGAATCTCGATACCGAACGCCTGATCAAGACCGAAGCAACCGAGACAACCGATGCCGAAATGGAAAGTGACGAGGCGTTACGCCTGCGAGCACAGGCTGCTTTTGAGGGCATGAGCGTTGCCGGGCCATCGGCGGCCTATGAATATTTTGCCCGCAGCGCCAGCGGAAAAGTTGCCGACGCCAGGGCTTCCAGCCCGGCACCGGCGGAGGTGGTTGTTGCGGTGCTCTCCACGGAGGGTGACGGTACCGCGTCGCCAGAACTGCTCGCCGCAGTTACCGAAGCGGTAAATGATGAAGAGGTTCGCCCGCTGGGTGATCGCGTGACGGTGCGCAGCGCTGAGATTGTCGATTATGAGATTAACGCCACGCTGTACCTGTACCCGGGGCCAGAGTCAGAGCCGATCATCAATGCGGCCGATGCATCGTTGCAAAAGTTCCTGAAACAGAACGATAAAAAAATCAGCAGAGACGTGGCGCGCTCCGCCATTTCAGCGGCGCTCCATGTCCAGGGCGTACAGCGTGTCGTGCTGAATGCCCCGCCGGACGATATCAGGATCAGCGATATCCAGGCGGCCAGGAATATCGGCTACAACCTGGAAAACGGCGGAACGGATGAATAACACGCTTCTTCCTCCTTCTGCCAGCGCGTGGATGCGTGGCGCCGAAGCTGCCACGGCGAAGCTGTCCGGAATCACGGTAGCCATTCGCACGCTGTGGACGCCGACGGCATGCCCGGTTGATTTATTGCCGTATCTGGCGTGGGCGCTGTCGGTTGATCGGTGGGATAAGAACTGGCCGGCAGAGAAAAAAATAGCGTCAATCCAGCAATCCTACTGGCTTCATCGCAGGAAGGGTACGCGCGCAGCTGTGCGGCGAGTAATTGAAGATATGGGGTTTTCTGCGACGTTTGCGGAGTGGTTCGACGTCGGAGACGAACCAGGAACTTTCCGGCTTGAGATTGATGTTAATGAAGTAGGGGTGACACCAAAAACCCTGGACGAATTAAACCGGCTGGTAGGTGATGCCAAGCCAGTGAGTAGACATCTGGCGCAACTGATTATCGCAACCAGTACCAGGGGGGCGGCATTAGCAGGGGTGGTTATAACCGAGGGGGATACAGTGACTGTCTATCCTCCCGGTTTTGAACCAGATGGAAGTATTTATTACGACGGTCAGCAGCATTATTCCGGCAATGTTTATTTTTCAGGAAAGTGATATGACGAAAATTACCGAAACAATTAAGTGGGCTGATGAAATTTATCAGATTGCCCGTCTGGATAAAGTTGAAGGCGGTGCAACGGGTACCGCTAATATTCAGGCAAAGCAGTTAGCCGCCCGTACACAATTCCTGAAAACGATGCTGGAAGGATTTACCGATTATCGGGAATCCACTTTCTTCAAAACAGCAGAAGACCCGGACGGGACGATTGCCGGGCGTGCCGCCACGCCCGCCGGTAAAATTTTCCGCGTGGCTCAGGGGCCTGAGGCTGATGAGTCGTTTATTTTCTACCTGAATGCTGACGGCGTTGCATTACCGGTCGCATTCTATGCCGGGAAAGGGTATGTGGATCGCCGAATCGTGCCGGGGTCATTCAGCGGCAAGATGCTGCCTCTGGCTCACGGAAGCAATGATGTCGTGCCACTCTGGCTGGATGATGGCTGTCTCGATGCCGCCGGATTAGGGCCTCAATTACAGGAGTTTGTCGCTGGAATACCGAATATGTGGGCGCGACAATATCTCCCGCAAAAAAACTTTAATCCTAAATTCTTTCCCGCCTGCTTTGGCGATAACGACGTTGTCCCGCTCTGGTTTGACGATGGATTCCCTGACGCTGCCGGGCTGGGGCCACAATTACAGGCGTTTATTAAGAATCTGGTTGGTGATGGTGGCGGTGGAACCGCTAGCGGTGAAGTGACAGATAAAACCTTTATTCAGGGCGATACCTACCGGCTACAGTATAAGTTTGCGCGTTTATTTGTCGGCGAGCAGGTAGGGATTCATTATGCCTGGACGGGGGATTCCTGGACGGAAAAAAACACGATCCCTCTGTCGTTCCTGAATCAGATGGGCGGGAAGTATAAAGACCCAGGCTGGATAAGTTGCTCTACGCGCGGCGATGGTGTCATGGCAGGCATTACGCTGAAAACCAGCGGGTTTACTGTCTATGACGGAGACAACGAACACAACAACGCGCCACCGCGTTATGGTGCAGGCCCGGACGGGAACGCCATGTACAATACCGGCAGCGTGGCTTATATGACCTGGTCAGGGGTTAAGGCCACCGATTTGACGCTGTTTTATTACGACGGAACCGGGTCATTCAGCATCATCATTGACGATATTACGGTGGCGACCATCACCGGCGGCAATACAGGTAAGGCGATGGCGCATAAGATCAGCGGCCTGGCTTCCGTTGCACATACCGTGAAAATCCAGACTGCCGGAAATGGCGTTGTTTCTATCCTTGGGATGTATGGCAAAGATGCCTCGAATCAGTCTGGTGTTACTGTCTCCCGCATGGGGAATGGCGGAGCAATGGCGTCGGATTATCTCAACTGGAAAGACTGGATCGCCCCTGTCGCGTCAGCTCTGGAGATTGATTTACTGTTTATCGTGCTGGGAACGAATGATTTTCGTAAGTCTGCCGGGACGGAACAATATCGCAACGGCATTCAGACAATTATTGATAAACACAAAGAGGCATCACCTGATATTTGTATTTGCCTGATATCTCCGGGACAGTGCAGCGCATCGGGAACGCCTGCCCTTTCTGAATATGATAAAACCATGCGCGAACTGGCGCTGAAAAATAACATCAACTTTATCAGCGGGTATGAATTGTTCCCGAAAAGATATGATAATTCCGCCGGTGCATGGCAGGACACATTACACCTGAGCAGCAAAGGTGCATATATCATTACCCGAATGGCTAAAGAAAAATTTTATCAGGAGTAAATATGTTTACATCTCTTTTTCTCGGCGGTCCTGTCCCATTTAAATCGGGAATGAAAATGATGGCTGATTTTGAAAAGATAAACTGGTTTCAGGATTTTCCAGAAACGGATGGCATCCCTTTTGCCGGGTATTATTGGGGGGCAAACTCCAGTGATATTACTCTCAACTCTTTTGATTCTGACAAACCGCTGATGGTTAGCGGGGTAGTGGAAAACTCACAGGGATTTGTCACGGTGAGCCGTGATAATTACCTTAATACCCAATACAAAGCACCGGTCGCGCTGACCGTCGCCGGGGTGATGCGCAGGGCAGCGGCAGGCGGGGGAGCTAACACCTATGCCGTGGCAGATTTTTCTGGCACAGCAGCGAGTGGGTATGGTTTTGGTATCGGTACAGCAGTTGACGGGCGTCTTCTGGTGGCGCGCCAGAATGCCGGTGCGTCAGTACCGGCCTATGCCTATGCCTCATTCCCGGAATCCATTCAGGTGGGCGATTTTTTTGCGTTCACTTCGTTTATTCGTCAGGGAACGATTACGATTGCCATTTATGACCCCTCTACCGGGAAATATGTTTCGAGTGCCTCATCCGTGCCGGGAGATATTGCCGCAGGGGATAAAGATATTTTAATCGGTTGTAAAACGGATAATAACAACTCCGGGTTAGCAACCGATTTTAAGTCGGTGGTTTTAATTAATGGCTCTCTGACTACAGATCAACATATTGCCGTACAGAAATATCTGCTGGAAATGGCATAAGGGGGTTGTATGGCGGGTAAGAAATTTTCGGCTATTCTGACCGGAGCCGGAGAGGCCGCACTAGCGGCGGCCGCCTTATCGGGAGTGCCGGTCGGGTTTTCGGTTATGGCCGTAGGTGATGGCGGCGGAAGTCTCCCCGAGCCTAATCCGGAGCAAACGCAGTTAGTTAATGAGGTTTACCGCGCACCGCTGAATCGGCTGATTATTGCCGAACAGGGGGCTAACATTATCCGTGCTGAGATGCTTATTCCCGCCCAGGCTGGCGGGTTCTGGTTAAGAGAGGCCGCCTTATACGATGATGCCGGGGTTTGCCTTGCTGTTGCAAACCTACCTGAATCATACAAGCCGCAGCTTACCGAGGGGTCTGGGCGTTTGCACTCTGTAAACCTCTGGATTGCTGTAAACAATACCGCCGATGTTGAGCTAAAAGCTGATCCGTCAGTCATTCTCGCTACGGTTGATGAAGTAAATAAAGCCAGGGATGAGGCGAAGGACTACACCGATCAGGTCGTCGGTGATCTGGATACCAGTATTCAGCAGGTTATCGCTGACGCTATCACTGCGGCGCGTCGGGACTTCTGGGAAGAAGAAAACCCGCCAGGAACAGTGCGCTTCTTTGCTCAAAATATCGATCCGAACGAGAAATGGCCGTGGTCGCAATGGACTTACACTGGCGAGAATAAAACAATTCGCATCGGTAAGGCCGATGGTTCTAACATCGGGCAGACCGGCGGCAACGATACCGTAACACTCCAACAGGCCAATCTGCCCGCCGTTCAGATTGAAGTGAGCGGGGAAACCAGTGAACGATCAGAAGAGAAGCTGACGACCACGCCCGGCGGTGTTCACAATCATGGCGGGGTGGCCGGTAAAGATGATCCATGGGAAATTGGCGGTGATGTGCGGCAGCTCTTTAACCCGAAGGAGTTGGGTGTGACAGATGATGCCGGAGAGCATGACCACCAAGTTACGATACCGCCGCACAAACATACGACCAGCGGCAAAACAGCCAACCTCGGCGAGGGCAAATCGTTCAGCGTGGTTGAAGCACACACGCTGCTGATGTGCTGGGCGCGGGTTGCATAGTATCGAGCATCGTCAAAAATAACGGAGCTGCAGCACGGTCAGAAGTGGTGATGTTTGCCGGTATAACAAAGCCCCTCGGTGAGGGGCTTTTTGCTGGATTAAAACAGGCGATTAAGTGAATTGGTTGTTGCGTTAATAGCTTTGGTGGCGCTGCTCTGAAGATTTGCCAGGGCATCGCTGATGGAGGATGATTGCAGCTTCTCGCGAAAATCTGCATCTGCCCGGCTGAGACTTAACGTAAATTCAATTTTCTTTGCGCCACCGAACTGATCGAACTCTGTTTTTCCTCGTTCCAGCCGCGTCATGACGTACATCCCGTAAATCCGGCCATCACCTTCAATCAGCGGCCAGGGGCGGCCGGAAAATCCGATAGTCTCAAGCGCAGACAGCGACAGATTGCCGCCGGTAATTTCCGGATAGAGTACCCCGGACAGGGTAATATTATCCTCACCTGGCCCGATGTACTGCCACCCGGCAGACTGATTAACCCGGTCGTTTTTAACATGCCGCCATTCCTGCGCGTGCTGGAGCTGCTGATAAGGGGCCGTGCGCAGCGTAAAAACAAACATCCCGAAAACCATCATCATACTGATTACCTCTAATCTCTGTCGCGGAACGAACCACGGTTACTTCTGGTTGTGCTGGCCATTGCATCGCGAACGGCATTCCTGACCATTCTTTCCAGATCCCGCGCCGAATGCTGGCCGACTTCGTTAAAGACCAGGTTAAACACTGGCGCACCACTTGTCGGGGCGGAAACGGGCGCCGACAGCGGGCCTTGTGTCGCTGAGGGAACGGAGAGAATGCCGCCTGCCGCCGGAGCTGCAACGCGCGGTACTGCCTGCGGTGAGATCCGCGCCTCCTGATAGGCGCCGCGCAGAGCCAACGCACTAGGCAGGTTTTTAAAAATAATGTCGCCAGGGCCAATCTTTTTGCGTGCTTCCTTCGTGTTGTCGGCGGTCGCCTTCGTGTTATCCGCAATGCTATTCAAGCGGCGCATTGTGCCGGTGTTGCCGGACAGCGGCGAGGGAGCTGGCGGCGCGCCTGCGGTAACGGGTGAATCTGATTTTTTAGGTGACCAGTCCCACGCCTTTTGAACCATTTTCTTTTGCTTCGGATCCCACTCCCACGATGTCGGCTTTTTGGGTTCGAGGTTGTTGGCCTTAGCCCGTGCAGCGTCAATTCCGGAAGGGATTAACCCCAGCTTTTCAAGCAACAAGCTGACCCCCTCAGTCAGCAAGCGGAGCGGGGTAAAAAGCAGATTCAGGGCGGTACCCAGCACCTCGCCAAATGTTTTCCCGGCGCTGGCGCACTTATCCAGCGCATCGCGGGAAAAATCAATCGGTGTAAATAGCTGACTGAACCAGCCCCAGAGTTTCGCCACCCCTGCACTGATGGCATCAAACAGCGGCACCAGGAAAGAAAACGACTGAATCAGCGGGGAAAGCCCCTGGCTGATGCCGGTAAACAGCCCGGAGAAAAACGCCTTAATCGGCTCCCAGTATCGCCAGATGAGCAGGCCAGCGGTAATGAACGCCGCCAGAATCAGTCCGGGGATCCCCATCAGTGAAGCGAGAATGACTCTTAAGCCTGAGAACGCCACGCCGAGCGTCGAAATACCGCCGGTCGCGGTGATTGATGAGATGCCGATCATGCTGAGCATCAGGCGGAGTTTTGCCAGTGGGCCAAGGATGAAGCTGGCGCCAATGCTGGCAATACCCACCGCCCCGGCAAAGACAGTCAGCGCTCCACCGACAAGGATCAGCGTTTGCGTCAGCCGCGGGTTTTCTTTTACCCATTCACTGGCTGACGTGATTAAGTCACTTAACCCCTGAGTCAGTTTACGTAATGGCCCGTCAGTGGTTTCTTCCACCTGGATGCGGAAGCCTTCCCATGCACTATCCAGATTTTTTAGATCGCCGCTGAGGTTGTCGGCCATCACTTTTGCCGCTTTCTGCGCTTCACCCTGTGATCCGCGTAAATCCGCCAGTAGCTTTTGTAGCTCACCGCTACCTGCAGATCTCACCAGTGCCTGGAATGATTTGGCCGCCTCTTCCCCTGCGATATCTTTGAAGAAGGACAGCTGATCTGTGGCGCCGTACTTCGAGACGGATTTATAGATATCCGAGAGGATGGCTTCTGCCGGGCGCATCTTGCCAGTAGTGTCAGCCACGGTAACGCCAAGCTGTTTCAAGGCGGCCTGTGCTTTGGTAGTGGGTGCTGCTAGTCGGGAAAAGGTCGTTTGCAAACCTGTACCCGCGATACTGCCACGTAGCCCCACGTTCGCCATTACGCCGATCATGGCGGTGGTACGTTCAACATCAACGCCCAGACCGGCCATGCCGGTACCCGCGTATTTCATTGCTTCACCGATGTTGGTTAAATCGGTGTTGGTACGGGTAAAGGCGGCGGTCAGCACATCGCTGACGCGATCCATTTCCTTTGGATCGAGACGGAATTGCGACAGGATGTTAGAGCTGATATCGGCACTTTCGCCAAGATCCATGCCACCGGCCAGCGCCATGTTAAGCACGCCGGGTAAGGCCGCCTGAATAGCTTCAGGGGTGAAGCCGGCCATCGCGAGGAATGCCTGACCGCTCGCGGCGTCGCGGGTAGTAAAGGCCGTTTCGGCACCGAGTTTTTTTGCCTGCGCGCGCAGGTCGGCCAACTGGGATGAGTTTTTGCTGAGGCGGGTTAACGCCTGTACGCGTGACATTTCCTCATCAAAACCCACCGCGGGCGCCAGGAACGACCCCGCCGCATAGCCTGTAGCCGCTGCGCCAAGTGTCATCCCCATTCCAGCGCCACGGAGTTTCCCTGCGGTTTCTTTGGCACGCTCATAGCTTGCCTGTACGCGCGTCGTTGCCGCCAGCTGGCGACGTTCGCGCTCCAGAATCTGGTTATATTGCTCTGTGCGCCGGATTGCGCTCTGAATTGCACCGCTGCCGGATGAGAGGTTAACGCCGTGCTGGCGCACCGCCTGCGCTGCCGTTCGCAGCTGCGTGGTCTGTTTGTTATAGGTATCCGTCAGCCGAGAGAGCTTGCCGCGCAGCGATTCAAGACGAGCCGCCTGGGCTTCGGTAAGCTGGCCGCCTTCGCGCTGTTTCTGGTTGAGACCGTCAAAGGCCCGTTGGGTAGTTTTAAGTTTCTGCGCCGTTTCATTGGCCTGCGAGCGTAGCTTGTCGAATGCCGCTGTGCTTTTCTCCAGATCCTTGATCGACGACTGCGTTTTCTTGAGGGAGTCAGAAAGGCCGCCAATAGCTTTACTGGCGGCATTGACCGGACGGGTGAGTTTATCAATGGCGCTGAACGCAACGCGAATACTAAGATCCATCGTCGTCATCCTCCTTGTCATGGTTGCCGCTTCTGATAGCCGCCCGTTCGCGCCAGGCTATCAGCTCGCGCAGCTCCATGCCGTACATCTCGGAGGGCGGCCAGTGAAAAATAACAGCGATATCGGCGATCAGGTCGTCGATATCGGAGATAACTGCCTCTCTTACTTGCTCGCCGTCGCCGCTTCGGTGGCTGCGGACGGCTCCGCTTTCGTCAAAAAAGGCGTGATCTCTTCACACAGCGCAGTAAAGTCGCCGGTCGCCATCGCGGCAATCTCAACAGCTGTCAGTTGTGGGCTGGTTGTGCGCGTCAGCAGTGTGGAAACGGCGTCATAATCGAAGTTGAGCACATCAACCAGTTTCAGGCCGCGCAGCGAGCCAGCCTGCTTGATGGTGTCGGTGATAGCGATGGTTTTAATTTCCTGATCACCGCGTTTGATAGGCTTGCTTAAAGTAACAGACATTGATAATTCTCCGGGCGGCCGGGCAGGCCGCCATTGGTAGTGGTTAAAAAGTTACTGGCCGAGGCCCAGCGCGGAGGCAATGCGATCGGGATAGAGGCTCTTGCCGTTGCGTTTGTAGATGAAGTTCAGCAGGTCGATTTCCAGTAGGGGCTTATCGTCTACTGACTCTTTGTAATAAGTGTTTTTGATCGCGTAGGTGTGGTTAGTGTCATCACCCTGTTTCGCTTCACCCTGATCAATTTCAGTGATGCGGCCGCGCATTTCGACTTCCAGCAGCGAGCTGGTACCGCCGCTGTAAATCTCACCCACAAAGCGCAGGCGCAATTCGTCAATATCGCCGCCCCATTTCAGGATCAGCTCTTCGACTACACCGCCGACAATCATTGATGCATCCAGCGCCCCGGCTTCCAGGCCGAGATCGACACCCGCCGCGCCAAGCATGCCGCCGCCCTGATAGTCTTCTGTTTTCCGGGTGAGTTTCGGGAGCGTGACGCTCGGTACTTTCCCGATATAGTTTTCCCCGTCCACAAAGAGGGTAAACAGCCGCAGTTTTTTAGGAATAGCCATTTACGCACCTCCCAGCGATGCAAAAGCCGGTTCGTAATACTGATCGGTGAAGGTCTGGATCAGCGTTAAATCTTCCAGCGGTGGTACCGGGCTGTAGTTGTAGCGCACAACAGCCTTGCCCTGGCGCAGGCCAGTGGTTGGGTTATCGACGATATCAAACCAGCACGCCGCACCAATCAGCTTGCCCGCCGTGACGAGCGCCTGAAGTTTGGCGTTAATACCGCTCACCACGTCTTTCACGTTCGCAGGGGTGAGTGGGCTGTCGACGGTGGTAAATTGCGCCTCGGCGATACTGTCCGCCAGGATCTGGGCGGTACGGGTGTACACCTCGAAAATATATTCTTCGGTGTCTGTGGTGCGGTTGCCCCAGAAGCGGAAGCCGTCACGCTTGATCAGCGTGGTGATTTCGTTGGCGTTCAGCTCGTTGGCGTCGGAGTCTTCAGCCTGTAGCGCCCAGAATACGTCTTTGGTAATCCCCAGCACGTTTTTAACTGCCACGTTAGATAGCGATTTATGCCAGCCCTGCTCGTTGTCGATCAGCGCGCGCAGGCCCAATGCATAAGCCACGGCGGGGAATTCTTCATTGGCGCCGGTCTGTGAGTTGTAGGCGATGAAGTTCGGCCAGATCAGCATGCCTTCGCGCTCTGCAAATTGTTCACGATAAGCCTTCGCTTCGGTGATCGTTTCGCAGCCATCGCAATAGCTGTAAGAGAACGCCCGCAGCTGCTTCGCAATCACGCGTAACTGCGCGGTGACCTCCTGCGTGTCATACATTGGCACGCCGAGGATGCGTGGGCGATAACCGGTTTTTTGCTCTGCTGTCAGCAGGGCAAACATGCCGGTATAACTGCCGTCCGCCTTAGTTCCGCCAATGATGAGCTGCGACTGCGTCTGGGCGCCTTCACCGGCCTTAGCCTCTGCGACGCGCACGACGATCACGCGGGTGCTGACCTGGTCGGAAATAGCCTTGAGCGATTTGTACAGGGAGCCGGTTTTACCGGCCTTACCCAGCACGCTGATCACTCGCGTAATCAGTACCGGTGTATCAAGTGGAAAGGTTTCAGGATCGGCATCCTCAGCAACCGCCACCAGGCCAATGACCGTTGAATCAACATCGTTGATTAAGGTCTGTAGGTCGGTGTTTTCTTTGGTGCGCGCCCCGTGGAAAAAGTTGTCGGTCATACTCTACCGCCATCATGTTTAGTGAGTTCGGGGTGATAATCCCTGAAATACATGGCGTCGTCTTGCGGCGGTGGTTGTGGGCGTTCCGTGACAACAAAAAGCCGTCGCATGCCTCGCGCGCGCATGGAACTATCAGCGGCGGAGGGCAATCATGGCGCTGAACACAGACACAATCGACAATGCAAAAAGCCTGCTGAATGCGGGCGCTCAGGACTTCAAAAAATACCAGGATGAGTTGTCGCGCATCCCGGCGTTTAATGTTCTGATTGGCGGCAAGGCGCTGACCGTGCTGGATGAAAAAATAATTTCTCTGGAGCTGACGGATAATCGCGGATTTAACGCCGACGAGCTGACGATCATCGTTGATGACAGCCAGGGCGATATTGAGCTGCCGCCTCGTGGCGCCGAGTTGTCGTTATCGCTTGGATGGCAGGGGGAATCGCTAATCTACAAGGGGGTTTACATTGTTGATGAGATCGCACACTCAGGGCCGCCAGACCGCATCGAGATAACCGCCCGTAGCGCTGATTTTCGCGATGAATTCAATATCAAACGCGAGGTGTCGTGGCATGACGTGACGGTAGAGCGCGTCGTGTCGGCTATCGCTCACCGTTACAAACTGAAGCCGGTAATTTCCGAGCAGCTGATGAACACCGAGATAGATCATGCCGACCAGACCCAGGAGAGCGATATGTCATTCCTGACGCGTATGGCGGATATTCTCGGCGCCATAGCCACGGTAAAAAACGGTTGTCTGTTGTTCATTCTGCCGGGCGGTGGCGTCAGTGCGAATGGCAAAGCGTTGCCGGAGTTCGCCATTACGCGCGGTAGTGCAGACCGTCATTCGTTCCGCATTGCAGACCGCGACGCTTACACCGGTGTGCAGGCTTACTGGCTGGATCTGAACTTCGGCAAAAAGAAAAAAGTCACGGTGAAGAAGCGCAAGAAAACCACGGAGAAGAAGCCGCGCAGCAGTAGCCGGGAGGGAGATTATATCGCCGGGGAAGATGGTAATGTTTTTGTACTCCGTACAACATACAGCAGCGAAATGGCGGCACAGCGCGCGGCCGCCGCAAAATGGCAGCAACTTCAGCGCGGTGCAGCTGAATTTTCGTTAACCCTGGCTTATGGGCGCGCAGATCTTTATCCGGAGATGCACGGAACCGTAACGGGATTTAAAGATGCGATAGACAAGCAGGACTGGATAATCGCGAAGGTGGGGCATACGGTAGACGACAGCGGATTCAAAACCAGGCTGGAGCTTGAGGCGAAAATACCTGAATGGATTGCAGAAAGTGAGAGTTAACGGCCATAATATGAGCGAGTTCAACTCCCGCCCCGGGAGGCCATCATGTTTAAGTGTCCTGTTTGTGGTGCCGTTGCAAAAACGCGTACCAGTCGCCCGTTAAGCAATACCACCGTTCGGCATTATCACCAGTGCCAGAATTTTGAATGTAGTATCACTTTCACCACGCTAAACAGCGTTGAAAAACTGGTAACGAAGCGCACACCGCGTGAAAAGTTACCGCCGGGCTTCATCCCTTCAGATGCGTTTCCTGCATCGCACTACGGCAACGATCAGCTTACCCTCGCAGTTTAAAATAGACCCCGCATATGCGGGGTCTATTTCTTGTCAATTGAGAATGATCCTATAAAATCAAAATGTTTTGTAACAAATAAAAACCAATAAGTAACGATGGGGATAATTGTTATGGCTTTAGTTAGCTGCCCGGAATGCCGGAAAGAAGTGAGTGATTCAGCGTTGAGGTGTCCTTCCTGCGGCAAACAACTAAGAAAACCGCGCCGCTCAATTTTTGGGCTACTTATAAAATGGATCTTCATTCTATTTAACATCTTCATGATCTACGCCCTCTTTAAAGGCTTGGGCGGAACCGGTGAAGTTATTAATCATGCCACATCGGAAGCGGAAAGGGCTGGGGCTGCTTTAGGGGCTGGTCTGGGAATGATGGCCATTGGCACTATTTGGGTTATTGGCGACATTGTCATTGGAATACTGGTGTTTCTTACAAGACCAAAGGGATGATCTCATGAAGAAAAGTTTTGTTTTCATTGTGACATTTTTAGCCGCTTCCGTGTCTTTGGCTGCTCATGCTCAAAAGGAGCCAAAGGACTTTAAAGGGGTTATTCAGTGTCGAGCGATTGAGGATAGCTCTCAGCGTCTTTCTTGTTACGATAATTCAATTCCACCGACGCGAACGAAGAGTGCTAAAAAATTTGAAAGTAGAGACCAATGCCCTGATGAAAAAACGGACGAGGGCCGCCTGACCTGCTACGACAGATTTTTCTCACCAACGTTTAAACCAACAAATTCGACCAAAACCATATCTTCAGGCCAAGAGGTCGCTAAAAACGAGGCGATCAGTAAAGAAAAGCTCCTTGAATGCCGTTCAGAAATAAATGGCACCAAACGATTAGCGTGTTATGACAAGCTTTTCCCTCAAGATGAACCAGAGAATGTTGCGTCTTCCGCAGTTGAGTCAGCCCCGAGCCCTGGAAAATGGCTGACTCATATAACAACTTCACCGGTTGATGACTCTAAAAATGTGGTTTTAATGCTACCTAGCAATGATTCCATCAGAACACCATACGGCGAGACCGTTACACCGACGATTTTTGTAGCTTGTCGTGAAAAGAAAACCGAAGTTTTTATTAATTGGGATGTATATCTGGGGCTAGAAGAAACTAGCATGCTTTACCGGTTTGATAAGCAAAAAGCCGTGGAAAGGCGATGGTCGATTTCTACTGATACAAAGGCTGTTTTCTATAGTGGGCGAGATATTGATTTTGTTAAAGCCATGGTGAAAGCCGATAAGATGTTCGCTAGGATAACGCCTTACAACGAAAGCCCGGTGTCTGTGACATTCGATTTGGCGGGACTCAATAGCGCATTGAAACCGTTACAGCAAGCCTGTGGCTGGAAATAGAGCTGATAGGTAATGAAGATAAGCCACGGATAACCGTGGCTTTTTTGTCGATGTGGTCACAGTGTGGACACTGTTTGATAAAAATCCCTTTTTATCAGTGGGCTGGCGGCTTCCTTAGCGCACCATCCCTGTCTTCCCCCACATGATGTGGGGGTTTTTTTTGCCCTTTTTACGGTAAATCAACTCCTTCGCCTATCCCGTGAGCGTCACAAGTTCGGGTTATACTAAGCGCATTGCAGGAGAAGGAGCCTATATGAATCAATCTTATGGCCGGTTGGTCAGTCGCGCCGCTATCGCCGCGACGGCTATGGCCTCCGCGTTACTTTTGATCAAAATTTTTGCGTGGTGGTATACCGGTTCTGTCAGTATTCTGGCTGCGCTGGTGGATTCGCTGGTGGACATTGCCGCCTCGCTGACCAACCTGCTGGTGGTTCGCTATTCGCTACAGCCTGCTGATGAAGAACATACCTTTGGTCATGGCAAAGCGGAGTCGCTGGCGGCGCTGGCGCAAAGCATGTTTATCTCCGGCTCGGCGCTGTTCCTGTTTCTCACCGGCATTCAGCACCTGGTGCGTCCGGAGCCGCTGCAGGCCGCCGGCGTCGGGGTCGTCGTCACATTGATCGCCCTCGTTAGTACGCTGGCGCTGGTGACTTTCCAGCGCTGGGTGGTGCGAAAAACCCAGAGCCAGGCGGTGCGGGCGGATATGCTTCATTATCAGTCTGATGTTATGATGAACGGCGCCATTCTGGTGGCGCTGGGCCTATCCTGGTACGGCTGGCATCGCGCCGACGCGTTGTTTGCCCTGGGGATTGGCATCTATATTTTATATAGCGCGCTGCGGATGGGCTATGAGGCGGTTCAGTCACTACTCGACCGCGCCTTGCCTGACGAGGAGCGTCAGGACATTATCACCATCGTGACCGCATGGCCCGGCATCCGCGGGGCGCACGATCTACGAACGCGGCAGTCAGGGCCGACCCGCTTTATTCAGATTCATTTGGAAATGGAAGATAACCTCCCGCTGGTGCAAGCCCACGTGATTGCAGACCAGGTGGAGCAGGCGATTCTGCGCCGTTTCCCGGGGTCCGATGTCATTATCCATCAGGATCCCAGCTCTGTGGTGCCAGCGGCGCAGCAGGGCTTTTTTGAGCGTTAG